CGCCCATCCGTCGCAATTCAAATATCAACGGCGCGCCAGCAGCTTTAGCCTCAATAATGCAGGAGTCCGGCTGCCATTCATCGTACATTTCCTTGGCCTTAGCCTTTAACTCTGGAAACTCCAGCTTATCTTTCCACGCATCTAACAAAATTATGTTGGCGTCGTTCTCGTTTTCGTCTTTATAAAACACGCCCCACGTTGTACAAGCCGAATAGTCAGCCCGTTGGCTTTTGGTAAACGCCGTATCCCAGCTCTGGATAATAAATTCGCACGGCGGTGCCCTATCTGATTCCCAGCGTTTCCACCAATCTCTCTTTACTAGCGCACCTTCTTCGCCAGTAGGTTGCTGTTGGTACTGGGCATTCCACTTGTACGGCGGCAGTTCTTCTTTCAGCGCCTGCAATTCCACCAGCGGCCAGAACTCAGGCCACAAGCTATTACCTGATGGCAAAATAGCCGGTAGTTCTATTACTTCCCAGTCCGTGTTGTCACTCTTAAGTACCTTGCCAGTTAGATCTTTATCCGACCAGCGCGTCATCACGATGATGATCGCCCCGCCTGGCTGTAAACGTTGCCGTGGGCCAGAGGTATACCACTCGTACACATTGTCAAATACACCTGGATCACCTTGGGCTAACTTGGCTTCCTGTTCCGAGTGCGGGTCATCTATTATTAATAGATCAGCGCCTTTACCAGTAACAGTACCGCCAACACCGATAGCGAAATAATCCCCGCCGTGGCTAGTTGCCCAACGACCCGCCGCCTTGGAATCCGCCCGCAAGCCGACTCCCGGAAAGATTTTTGCATACTGATCACTATCTACTAAGTTCCTAACCTTACGGCCAAACCCCACAGCCAGTTCAGCCGTATTAGATGTCTGGATTACTTTCTTATCCGGGTACTTACCCAAGAACCAACTCGGCAATAAGTAACTAGCAAACTCTGACTTTGTGTGGCGCGGCGGCATATTTATGATCAACCGCTTTAACTTCCCCGCAGCTATTTCCTCAAACTTCTTAGCCATGAGGGCATGATGTCTGCCATGTATAAAGCCTGGCCACATCTCATGCACGAACGCCATAAATGACTTCTGCGCTTTCTCCCGCGTGATCGCATCCTTGTACTGCCCTACCTGCTCCAGCAGTTTCTCCTGCTCGGCAGATGGCAACTTACTTATCAGCTCACTTAAGTCCACGGACTATTTACCTTCCGTCGCTCGCCCGCAGGACTGTAGCCAGTCATAGTTTTTTCCAATCGGTTCTTAATTCTTGATAGCGTAGGGTAAATACTGACAGGACGATAGTATCTCCTACCACCGTGCTGATCCTTGTACATCACATACAAAAGCCCGAACGCCTCCAGTAATAAATCTCTATCAGTCATTCCAATGTCCTGAAGTTTATATACACCGGTCTTACACTTCTCCCCGCACCCTTCACTTTTTTCAGCACGCCAATCTTAACTAACCTAGAAATAATCTCAGAAGTATTCCCCATCCCACCCTTACCCCTAACATTACATATATCCCGTATAGACGGCCCAAACCCATACTTCTTCCACCACTCATCTATACACAAAAACACTTCCCGCTGCGCCGGCGTCATATCCTTCTCCACACATTCCTCATACGACATGTCCCTACGTCTTGCCGTCATGTCCCTGTTAATAAGCAACACCGTCATTCGCTATCCTAGAATTCACTTTAACTTTGGAAACTCTTCCACTCTTAAGACTTTACTTTAACTGTGGAAACTCTTCCAGTAGCATTTTGATAACTATCCCCATCTTCCAAAAATATATCCCCCTGGGGGTGCTGCGTATTCTTGGAGATGGGGGGGTCTTCTGATAAATCATCGGATGGTTCGTGTGGAATAGTATGCACATGGTCAGCCGGAGTCCCATTCTTAGTTTCGGGGGGTGGGGCGTGGGTAGGGTCGCTGGCTGTCAACTCTGAAAGCAGGTCGTTAGCGTCGACCGTCTCGGCATCGTCATTGCCTAGCATCATTGATTTGAGTTGCCCTAGTATTTGCTCGCGTATCTCTGAACTATCTTTCACCGTCTCGATGCGCTTGGTTTCACGATACGCATCAACCCCGACAACCGAACCAAGTACACGCACCGCAGCCACGCGAACGGCGTCGCGGTCGGAGTTGGTAGCCACATCAACGAGCGTACTAACGCACAATGCCCTCAAGCTTTCAGCAGTATGCGATGCAACCGCCTGTTTATGCACCTCTAGCAATTCCATTTCCCGCCGGATTCCATCATGCTGTTTTAATGCGCTGGCATGGTTCCCGACTGTTTTCGGTTTGCCCTTAGCGTTATACGCTTGCCGGTAACTATCCGCACCGGTTAAACCTTCCAGTACGATACCTTCTGCGAATCGTCTCTGTTTGGCTGTTAGTCCGGTTTTACCTAGATGTAATGCACCTTCTAGCCCTTTGCTCTGTATAGCTTCCTTAGCTTGTTTCCTACTAATTGTTTTCATATTGAACTGATTCCCTTCGGGCTTTCTTGCGCGCTCGTGCGCCGTTTCATCGCCCCGAATATACAGGAACAACGCCGGAATAGTCAAAGTCTAAGCAAAATTGCTTATTTGATAATGTAACACCTGTTACACCTGTAACTGTTACACCTGTCACAAATGTTACACCTTGCTGACGTATTTACTAGCTTTTGCGCTGGCACGATACTAGCTAAGAATGAACCCATGCAATACGTTAATTCCATTGAGGTATTGCATTAGATGGACAAAGCCGCTACATTAACGATTGGCACTCACCTGAGAGTGTATTAACAGGAGATCACACAATGACCGATTTATCTTATGAGCGAACAATCGCCGCCGCTCGCGCATTATCTACTGGCAAGTTTGGAAGTTTTGCCGCCGCTATTGGCGACGCTGGCACTTGCGCCGATCGACACAACTTAGGTCGTTTACACGCCGCCTTTCCTGAACTTTTTAATATTGCCTTATCAACTCTACCGCAACCAATGGAGATCACAGCATGAGAGATTATCTAACAATTGGAACCGTACCATGCGATGAAAATTGCACCGCCAACGAGCCAACCGGAAGTTATGTTACAGCGCAACGCCGCGAAGCCGCTATTTTCGCCGAGCAAATCACCCGCCATTATCCAGAGCCGGAAAATGGTTATGTAACCGTTAAACGATTCGCGCACGATTTCGGCGGATATTATGAAGCCTGCGCAGTTTTTAACGACGACGACGAAGCCGCTACAACCTGGGCTTATGACGTTGAAGCTGATTCGCTGGGAGTGCTGGCGAATTGGGATGAAATCGCCCTCGCAGAACTTAACACCGCCGCCGCTTGAGTGATACCTGCTAGCCGATTCTGACGAGTTGGCTTGCGGATTATCACTCGATAATCACACTTTTAGGAGAGTGAACCAATGAATGAAATACTTGCCGGACTTGCCGGATTTTTTGTACTTTGGCTGTTTTTGTTTTTGCTTTTATCAATCTAAGGAGCCGACACCATGACCAAAACCGAAGCAATGCGCCAAACAGAACAAGAAAATACCCTTGTACGACTTGGCTTTACTACTGAAGAAGCCGCCAAACTGCGCCGCATTAGCATGACCCTGCAGCGATGGCATGAACTGTCGTGCGGTATTGATAGCGGATGCGTAGAGCGTGACGAGCAAACAGAGAAAACATACTGGCGCAACTCTAATACTGGCAAGCTGTTGCCCTTCCCTGATCGTGAAACCGGAGCATTAAACCGCCTCGCCGCCATTATCCACGCGCGCAACATACGTCAACCATTGCAAGAATCGCCGCTTTTGGATACCTACATTCAAACCGACCCACGCGGAGCCGCGCTCTACATTTTGCGCCCTAATGACGTACCAGAAGGAAAAGACCCCGCCGCCTACTATTCGCGCGGTATCTGCGTTTATTAACTGGAGCCTAACTATGTACACAACACAAAAACAAATCCGCGCCGCTTTTTACGCCGAGCACCCGACAGCTAAACGCAAGCCGCAAAACGATCAACCCGCAACTATTCGCACCGCTTTTGTCGGTTTTGTGGACTACCTGCACCGAGCCGAACTTATATCCGATTCACTCGCCAATCGCGTAACACTTTAATTAGGAGTTAATAAAATGAAAATAACTATACGCATCGAAAAAAATTATGGGATTGAAACTTACTATCCCGCTTGCGATAAATCGAACCTGCTGGCAAAGCTAGCAGGAACCAAAACCATCACTTGGCACGCGATGGAAACAATTCAGGCTTTAGGTTATGAGATCGAGATTAAACAACCTAAGCCCAAAATGTTCGCCCACTTAGTAGGAGTGTAAACAATGCCACGCTTAAACGACTATTACGAACTGACCCTCGCCGCCCATTATCTACCCGCGCTTTTTAACGCCGACTATTCTGGACTTGACGACCGCGAAGCCGCCGACCTTGACGCTTTCATGCGCGACTACTGGAAGTTGCCAGATGCCACGCTTGATTTTACAGATGCACATTATGGCAGGCAGGAAACAAAATTTGCCGTTGATGAAGTAAGCGGATTACACGCCGACTGCTACACCTGCCGCATGTACTTTACTAACAAGGAACTAGACAATGCAACCAATTAAGACCCCGCGCTGTTATCTATCGACCAGTCGCGGATTGTGGCGCGTTATCTGGCAAGAACAAACAATTTGCGCTGATAAGGAAACCGCCGCCGATGCCCTAGCCGCCGCGAAGCAATTAAAAGTTACCGCCGACCCTGATTTTTTTTGGAACGGGGAAGCTGGACAATTCGAGCCGATAACAAAACCGCCGAAAGATACCACCGCCGCCGACTATTTCACGCTGACAATTCAATCCGCTAACCCGCAGATTGATACCACCATGACGCTTTTTTAATAGGAGCCTGATTATGCAATGGTTAATAGAAGATCGACTTGAGAACGCCCACATAGGTTATCGCGCTATCGTTGACGCTGACGGATGCACAATCTGCAACCCCTCGCCGATGGGCGAAGCAAACGCCCGACTAATCGCCGCCGCGCCTGATTTATTGGAAGCCCTGCGCGACCTGTTATCACGCGCTGAGATTGAACTAGATCAAACAGTTTGGCACGAAGGTTTGGTGAACTGCGACATACTAGCCAAATCCCGCGCAGCAATATCAAAAGCATTAGGAGATCAGACGATTTAAAACACTTGACAATTAACTGGGTCACGCTTGACAATGCAATAGTTGTTAGAGTGATTAACTAATACATACAGGAGATCAGACGATGCACCCTATATTCGATGGCAGAAAAATAGTAGGACACGCAAGAAACAAACGACACGCCGAGCAGGTAATCAGACGGTTAATCACAATTCCAAAAAACTTCAGGCTTGTGGTGACAGAAAGATCAGATGTTTTGCGCGAGATATACAACTCAGACGCAGGTTTTATTTACTCAATTGTTTACTAGGAAATCAGACGATGAACTTATACCGATTTTACTGTACCGTTTTTGTTCGCGGCAATACACCAGAAGAAGCCGCCGAACATTTAGCAGGTGAGGTGCAATACCACTTCAGCTTAGACAATGACCTAGTATCGTTAATCGCTAGTGAACCAGAACTAGCCGAAGATGACACCGACTTATAAGGAGATCAGACGATGAAATACCAAACATGGAAATGCAGAGGTTTTTGGCTGCCGACAGACCCAACAGCAAAGACGGTTGATTTTATGGATGTACTCATAGCAAAAGGCGACTGGGATGAAATAGAAGATGCCGATGACGAGCGAATTTTTTATTACATGGATGGGTTTGATTTAGGCGTAGGCGACATTATTTCAGACGGTTTTGTAGTGGTTGAAATTAACTAAGGAGAAAATCATGGGTTTAGATATGTACTTATCCGCTAAAAAATACTTGTGGAGTTTTAACGATGGAGACACACAAGTTGCAAAAGAGATTCAGGAAAAAATAAACGTACAGCGCAGAGTTAAAGAAGTTTCAATTGAAGCAATGTACTGGCGTAAAGCAAACCAGATTCATAGCTGGTTTGTTGACAATGTGCAGGATGGAATAGACGAATGTAAACCGCACCATGTAACCAGAGAAGAATTAGAAAAACTGTTGAAAGACTGCCGCGCCGCGCTATATCACAAAGACAGCAGGATACTTCCGCCGCAGGAAGGATTCTTTTTTGGTAGCACAGAAGTGAATGATGACTACTGGAATGACATCAGACACACAGCCGCCGAGATCGAAACTTTGTTGGCAGAGTTAGACGACACTTGGGAATTTGAATATTGCGCTAGTTGGTAAGGAGATCAGACGATGACAACAATCACACAGCTAACCATTGATGAATTCTACGCAGCATACCTGCCGCAGAAGAATGATTTTGACGATAACGCCAGTTGGAATGGCTGCATGCTGGAAACATACGGAGAGGATTACGAGTACGTCAAAACTGTTCACGCCCTCGCGCCCGACCGCGTATGGACAATTATTGACGGTGAAGATCACCCGATATTGACCAATGGCTGGCATTACATCAACCGCATAGGGTATGTCGTGACTGTTCGCCCCGCGCCAGCAGATACATTTATAGAAGTAGTGGACAACTAGGAGATCACACAATGAAAACACTAGCCGAAATTAAAGAACGCGCACACGCAATAGCATCAATGCACTTTTACGCTGACGTTGACGACCTTGTGCCATGGGAACCATTTGAAAATTATTTAGACGATTGGATACAAGATGAGATTGAATACATGACTGATATGCTAGTCGGACAAATGCTTTGGGCGCAATCAGAATCAGATAAACTAGCTGCATGAATAACATCCACCCCGCCACGTTCTCAATTCACCTTATCGAGGATGAAGATGGGAACGTGCGCGTAGTTTCCGACTGGTCTGGAGAGGGTGAGCGATGCCTGAACTTAGGTATCGAAATCATGCAATCGCTCGCCGCTATCCAACCGTTAACAGATGGTGCGCTAAGTATGGGCGTTGCTTACCGCACGACTACCGAGCATTGACTGGGTCAGGCTTATAGCAAAAAGCCTTTTGTTTGCATGAAATCTATTGGATTTTTCGCACCTTTACTTAGGTTGCATTGTTTACAAAGCAATTGGATGTTGTAAATTTCATTGTTGCCATTGAGAGCAATAGGAATTATGTGATCGCGGTGATATTCATTTGAAATACTAATTTTGCAACAAGCGCATTTGTGTTTTTGTTTGATGAGTAAATCGTCAATTTGTTGTTTTGTAAAGTTACCAGATGCACCGCGTCTTTTGGCTTTGTTGTTTGCTTTTATTTCTTTGTTTTGATGTGAGTGACGAGCAGCCCAATCACGTTTAATTTGTTGTACTTTTTCCCTGTTTTTGTTTACCCAATTACGTTGCGTTTCTGGATTTTTTTGGTTTGATTTTTTTACTGCTTCATTGCATTTGTCGCGGTTGTTTGCTCTGTATTTATCAACAGTTGCTTTTCTTTTATCTTTATTATTTTCTCTCCATGTTGCCAAATATTTTTTTAAACAAACTTTACAAACTGGGTTTTTACCATCACCCCTGCTTTTATCTGCGCCGAAAGAATCAAAAGGTTTTTTCTCTTTGCATTTGTAGCAAAGTTTGAGTGAGAGATTGAGTTGCTTTAAAGAGTCCATGCTCCCTATGATAATCGTTAAAGTCTTGATTAACAACTGGACTAAGCCAGTATTTCCAGCCGCTTTCTTCCGCCACGCGCTGCCCTGTACCGCTCGCATCGTTATCTGCGATCAGAAGCCCAGGCTCCAACCCCGCCGCCACTTTAGCCATGTTCCCCGCGCTAAAGCATACATGGAGGGTATAACGCTGTTTCATCTGCTTAAATGCCAAACGAACAGACAGAGCAGTAGCGTAACCCTCGCACACAATATTCATACCCTTATTGTTAAAGGTAAAGGTCGCGCCGCTCGAACGCTGGCCGTAGAGAAACTTTTTAGTACCATCCTCGCTGATCTGCTGCACGCCGACCAAGTTACCGTTCACGCGCATGGGTATCAGAAGCACTGGCTTACCATCCACCCACAATACATTCCCCTGCTCATCCTTAAATCCTTTGGCCTCAAGGTATGGGTGAGTCGCGAAGCCACTGCCGTTAAGCATAGTTACGGCGCGCTGCAAAGCTACTTGCTGCTGCTTGCGGCGATGATCCTCGGCTTTCTGGATACTCGCCATACACGCTGACCTAAGCTCTGATGTAACAGGTGAGTCCGGCTTCCATATACTTACCACTGTATTTGTTGCGTGATTCTGTACAAACCCATGAGTACCCATGTATTTAACCGCGCCGTTGCGCGAGCGAGGATGATCCTCAGTTGGATACCGTTTCCATACTCCAGGTTGAGGATAGTCGTGAATAATGATGCCGTGGCTACGACAGAAATCTATAAAGTCCATTATCTTTTCCCCACTGAACGCAAGAACTGCCTTAATTTTTTCTCTACAAACTTACGAGTATCATCACTTGGCATAGCTGGAGTTGTATCGCTGAGGCTGCGCGGCCACACACCAAACTTTTCTTTGTACGTATTAGCTGCCCGCCCCCTACTCCAACCTTGCACTTTGATGTACCACATCATCTGATTCCAGAACTGCTGCTTGCTTTCTTTCGGCGCGCTACCTGATAGTTCCTCCATCATGCCGTTAACTTCATGCACTAGGTTTTTACGCTCGCGCACAGCACCGCAGCTATAACAGGTGTCGCTGCCTTTAGGCCATAACGCACCGCACGCATGGCATTTGCTCTCTTTCTTTTCTTTTTCTGATGGTTCTTTCTTGGTCTTTTCTTTCCCATCATCTAATTCAGTGACGCCATTCTCGTATAGCTCTTCCCAATCCTGCCTAAAGCGTAAGTAATTACCGCTGTGGTCTAGCCATACAGCGAAAGGTTTAGCCTCTGGATTGGATTGATTGGCGCGTAGTACCCTACCCATCTGCTGCACATGGGATGAGAATGATTTAGAAAATGGTCGCGCAGATATGCCTATCTGTACGTATTCGTTATCGAATCCTTTTGTGAGGATGTCGCAAGCAATCAAGCCGATGATCTTGCTGTCTGGCTTGGCAAAGTCATCAATCACATTCCTTTTATATTCGTCATCATCTTTGTAGCTTAGTGATACAAAGTTATAACCAATATCTTGGAACTTAGATGCCAGGTCAGCACCATGAGCCACGCCAGATGCGAACACAATTGTCTTAACTGGGTTGCCGTCGAATATCTCGCGCACTTTCTTACTCCACTCAAGCACAACATCGCCTGTGATTTTCATGCCGCGCTCACTAGCCTCTGCTTGGCTCCATTCACCAGCTACCTTCTTTGCGCCTTCCATGTTCACTTCTTTAGCTATGAACACACGCAATGGGACAAGCGAGCCGCGATCTACTAGCTGCTTGGTAGTGACAGGCGACACAACATTGGAATAAGTACTGCCCAATCCTTTTGTGAATGGACTAGCAGACAAGCCAACAACTTTTATATGCGGGTTGTCTTTGATGAACTGGATAGTTTGCTTGCGTTGTGCATGGCATTCATCTACTACTAACAGATCGAGGCCAGGAAAATCCCCGCGCTTCTCCAAAGTCTGCGCACTGCATACTTGGATTTGTTCGTAAGGTTTGTATCTCCAATGGCCTGATTGCAGTACGCCATGATCGACTGAGTACTTGTCTAACCTGCGCGATGTTTGATCGCATAAGACAATACGATCTAAGATCATTGCCGCTTTGCTTCCTTTCTTCTTAGCAGCCTCAAGCATAGCAATAGCAATTTCTGTCTTGCCCCCGCCTGTTCCTAAGTAGAGTAACTGTGATCTGTGTCCTGCTGCAAAACCTTCTCGTAACTTCTGTATTGCTTCTTCTTGATAATCTCTTAGCTGTAACATTAATCTCTCCTGCCAGCACATTCGCCTGCTGGCTTAGGCGTTTAGCCTTCTAGTTTTTTAACCTTCTTTAACAATGACGACACCTGTTTTTTAAGCTCGCCGTTCTCTCGCTGGTATGTGTCACGGCTAATCGTCATCTCTTTTAATTCTATCTCTAACAACCGCATCTGCGCCCGTAAATCTTTAATGATTGATTCTGCTTTTTCCTTTTCTACATCGTCACCGCCAGCCATTGCTACTGTCAGTTTATCTTGTAGCGTTTCGTTCTCTTCTCTCAATTGTTCTGCCGCTGCAAGTAAGTTCTCGCGCTCTATTTCTGATTCGTTAAACTCAACCACTGGATCAACAGGCTGCTTTTCTTTGCGCGGTTCCTTTGGAGTGGCAACGTTTACACTTGTTCCAAATACTTGGTTACGCAACATACTGACATACGTATGAGATACGCCGCATATCTTGGCTATGTCACGACTACTATATTCTTGCCACTCAATATCATTAAGCATAGTAAGTACACCCTTGCGCTTGTCCTCATTAGTAGGGCGTAGGCCGTGCTTGTTGTTAGCTTGTATGCCGTGCAGGATAGCGTCTCTGACTGTGCCTTCAATTACCTCTGCCTTGATACTTGGTGCATTGATCCGCTTGTTTGCGAAGTATCTATGGAAACCATCGGCCAGCCAATAATCTGTATCGTCAAAGAATAAAACGACAGGCGGAAAATCTGCGCCGTTTAATATGTCATCTGCGTACTGAGCCACTACATTCTCGTCAATCTTTACCCGACTCTGCGTGCCGCCATCGGTTCGTATTTTTTCTAGTCCTACATTCATTTTATTCCCCAAGTAGATAAGCAACCACCGCTGCTATTATTAAAAGTAAAACCCCCATGCCGATCAAAATACCTCCAGCTAATGTGATGAGTTCAAAAGTTTCCATGGCTATATCAATAGGTAGCGATGTACAGGGTTGCAAAGGCTGTAGTTTTCTTTGTCGTTCCTGCTCCACTGTGCCGCATTGACGATGTTTGCTGACGGGCACGACATATTTTCTTTAGCCTCGACCATTGACATATAGTTGCGCAGTATGTTCATGCAACTTTGTTTGTGACCAAAGTGATGGTGATAGCCACCGACGATCTTGTTGCTTTTGTTTACAACGTACGCGTCGAGCGAGGATACAACCTCCCCCAAGTTCTGATCGTCTGATAGAACATACCTGGCGTCACACCTGCGAGCCATAGACTTTAAATCTCTGAGCAAATACTTCATTGGTGGCACAACAGTCTCAGTCATTAACTTATCGCCGCCACGCACAAACATCACGCCAGCCGAATCCATGTTAGTTATTGGATGGGCTACCTTTGATATGTCATCCAGAATCATTGTGTAGTAATGTTCTTTCAAATACGCAAGCATTGACGCAAGTTTGTCGTTAGCATGAATCCACTGATGACGCATACCCTCGAAGCTCATCTGGGGCAGCGAACCATCTTTTGTAAACTCAAACGAGTCGCCAAAGATATCTTCAAACGGCTCATCGTAAGCCCACCAGTTGCCTGTTAAATCTATTTGCAAACGCTTACCTTCCATGTCAGCAACAATATGAGCTGCAATCAGGTTCTCAATCACGCTAAAGAATCCGCTGCTTCGTGGGCGGTATGAAACCACTTCATCATAGACAGGAATATCTACGTATTCATCTGCCAATCCCTGATACAACCGCCACTGATCTTCTGTGATGCGCCACTTGCGGGCTGACTGCTCAAAGCCCAAGCAGCCTACTAGCTCCTGCCTGTAAAAGAAATTACTGGGCAGCTTGGCTGGCAACATGCGCTCAATAACTGACCAACTGACCTTGCCCCAGAAGTACATCCTAGCTGCCACCGCAGGTATCCTGTCGTTTAGTGGAAACCTTTCCGCCAATGACATCAGCAGGCCGATAGAGCGCGGGCAATCACCGTTAATCTCGGCGGCTAAGGTGTTTACTAGATTGACGAACGCAGCGTGGAAATCGTGAGTCTCGTCCTGAATTTTGTATCTGTTGAACTGGATCATGATTAGTCCTTGTCGTTGTTGATCTCTCGTATTTCATGCGCGTTTAACTTCGGGTCTAAGCGTTTGCGTATTTCACGCACCGGCTCGTTAGGCATCCCATGAAAAGTGGAATGAAGCTCGTTAAGTTTTAAGGCTTCAACTTCGTGCAGTAATGCCCGCTTTGCCTGTTCTTTTAACCTGGCTGCATGGCCACTGTGCCTGCCCGCACCTGATTGCTGCGCTCTAGCTACGTAGTTACGTGGCTTCATTTGCAATTTCCTTTCCGCGCCGATCACTTACGCGACGGGTGATGACCCGCTCCAAACGATCAAGTATTTCTTCTGTTTCTGTGTCCAACAAATTTACTTGCTTCTTCCACTTCAACAATGTGAGGTGCATGTCATGCAGTAACTGACCTTTCTGCTGATCATCTGACAGAACATTAGCCGTCATGCGATAGCCGCCGCCTTCATACTGATCAGTAGATAGACTGACGAACGCACGAATAGGAACGTCTGGTGCCTTCTCTATGGTTACTACGCACTTCTGAATAAGCTGCCGTGCCTGCATCTTGCGATATGCTTCTGCGGCCTTGTCATCATCCCATTGGAAATGTTTGTGAAGGATTGACTTAGGATTTCTAGCTTCATCCAGTACATCATCAACCATCAACAGACCGCCATTCTTGTTGGCAATCTTTTCCAATAGCTTGCGCTCTTCTGCTAGTGCTTCTGCTTTCATTACTTCCATGTTGATCTCCTTAAAGTTTGCCTGCTGTACCTCACCCCACCTCACCGCACCATTCCACAACAAACCTCGCCATGCCTGCCGCACCACTCCTAACTCCACCTTGCGCCGCCTAACCCCGCCTGCCTTACCTCACCGTGCCCAACCTTGTCCCGCCTCACCTGCCTCACCAGACCTGCCCCTGCCTTACCAACCCGCGCCGCTCCTGCCATCCATACCAAACAATGCCCGAACACACCCCGCCCAGCCATGCCGTACCCCACCTGCCTCAACTCACCAAA